GTAATTAGTACTTCTGATATTATTAAGTGTGATACTGAAAATCAGACAGTAACTTATCTTAAGGGTGATGTAGAGGTAACGGAAGATACTCTTATCACAATTACTCATGAAGAACCTCATCTTGAAGTTCGTAGATATAAGTGGTTAGGAATGTATAGAGATTACAATGTAACTCTTATTAAATCACCTGATGCATTTAAGATAGAGGAGTAATATATGCAGTTTAGACAGCGTAAAGATAATTCTACTGACAGTCAATCTAGACAACATAAAGACACTACTACAACTAGTAATAGTTCTTTAAGACAACATAAAGATACTGGAGAAAAGAAACCTACTAGATATTTTTCTAAGAAACAGGAAACAGCTGTAGCAGCTGCAGTAGGTGCAAAGGTGGTTGCAAATAGTGGTGCTACCCCTTATAATAAAGGCGATGTAACTGACCAGAATTGGCTTATTGAATGTAAAACATGTGTTAAAGATCAAGAAAGCTTTTCAGTTAAGAAAAGTTGGTTTACTAAGAACCTTGAAGAATCTATCTATATGAAAAAAGATCATACTGCAGTAGTATTTAGTTTTGGTCCTAGTAGTAAAAACTATTATATAGTAGATGAACCTACATTTCAGAGAATGAAAGAATTATTGGATCGTTATGGTGATGAAGATGAAGTATAGATAACGAGGAAATAAAAATGCTTGCAAATTGTAAATTTACTAAATGCCCATATTGTAATCGTATAGTTGTATCAAAAGAAGAACCTAAGTATACATATAAAGGAAGAGACGTAGCACTACTTAAACATGATACGTGTACACATAATCCAAATGGTTTCTTTATCGCAGAGTTAGTCAATAATGTTGATTTTAACTTCTTGACATCTAACTCGGACGTAACTGTAGATTTTTTAGTAGAGTACTTATCTGACATATATGATGAAATGCTCAAGTGTATAGGTACTTGGAACTTTAGATCATCTATTACTATTCAGAATATTGTATATGGTAATTTAGTGACTAAATATAATATTAAGACATATAATGAACCTTGGGCAGAGCAAGTATGTATTGTAGTAGATTATTTTTGTAACTACCTTAGAGAAGAGACATTCTTTGCAGAAAAGATGAAACCTATTAAATTATTGTACTTGAAAGCTAAATAAACTATTTACTATTTGTTTGATCTATGATATAATAAATTAAATAAGGAGATTTGCGACATGACAGCTCAAGATGTGACAGAGGCGGTTCTTAGTATCAATCCAAAGGCTGAAAAGTTATTTAGAGCTGCTCATATAATATCAGATGAACGTAAATATGGACCTAAAGGACATCCTGAATATCCATTCTTGAAATATTTCTTTGATCCAAAGTTTATCGTGATCGTATCCAAACAAATCCATGTTTATATTGTCGGTGATAAAGAAAAAGGTAAAAAGTACCATATCATCAACATAGAAGGTTATCATGCTGATCATATGGTTATAGGTCTACGAGAACTAACTGGAGTGATTAAAACTACAGTTAATGAGAAATTATTTTTGCCTAACAATTTTTATGACCGAATAATCTACATGCATAATGAAGAGCTATTTATATTTAATAGAGTGAATGCACTAAATTGTAGTATGTTTACTGGAAAGTCCACATGGACATATGGTATTCGTGCAGATACGATCTATGATGTAGATTATGAAGCAACAGTTAGTGAGAAAAACACAAATGCTTATAAAATTCTGGATCAAATCTATGATACCATAGAACCAGGATTTATTAAGAAAAAGTGAACAGAAAAGGAGATTTATTATGGCAGACACTAGCAAGGAAATTAAGAACAATGAAGTAAGTGATGAAGTAGCAGCTTTCCAGGCAGATAAAAATTTGCAGGAATACATTCATCGCGTGGAGACCGGAGCTCTTACTGAAGAGGAGAAGGAAGATCGCAAAGAGGTTCTTGATTTTCTCGGATTCTAATACGTAGTGCTCCATTCAAATTTGAAAGGAGGCTATAGTTATGCCTAGAAAACGATATAATTACGATATTAATGAAGTTGAATTAACTCATGTAAGTTCTGGAGATCAGGATAATGGTATCTATTATTCATTCTTCTCTAGTAATGAGGAACAGAAGAAAGCTGCTTTAGATAAGCTTTTAGCTGATAAGAATATACTTTCAGTTATTACTGAGTGTATTTTTACTAAAGATATCAATGATGATCAGTTACGTAGACTTACCACTGCACTTACATTCTTAGATGCAATTTGTAGTATTACTGGAAATACCTTAGATGGTGGTATTACTGGTAATGACTTATTCTTTGCTCTTTTAGTTAACTGGAATGCAAGTCATGGAAAAGGTACAAATAGAATTCGTTCATATTCAGCATTAGGATTTGCCAAGGAAAGTGCATCTAATTCTGGTAATGGACTTGATTATAAAGAATATATTGTACAGGGTGGAGCAGAAGGTAAGTTTAAGGGAGATTATATTCCTATTGTGATTTCACCTAAGGAATTTGGTAACAAGTTCGAGATCAATCTTCCTATTATTTCTATGCCTTTAGGATTATTCAGATTTGCTACTGAGCATATTGCTGGATATGGATATATTGTTGGTGATTCTGAAAAGACTTCACTTTCAATTCCTTCATATCTTTGGTTGGATATGATTTCTGAAGCTATGGGCAGAAGAATTACTACTAAGTTCTCTAAGTTAGAAGCAAAGCATCTGTCTAAGTTAATTAGTCCAGATCCTAACTACATTGATGAGATACTTGCAATCAATGACTTCAAGAGTGCATTTAGCTTTATCAATGCCTATGAATATGAGTGTGATGAGAATGACGGCTCATTAACATTAAAGAATACGTCAGAACCCCCTGAGATCAATAAAACTGGTTTCGAATGGGTTGAGACTCGTGGAAATGCTTGGTTCCTTAAGTCACCAAAATTCTACCTTGTGTCTCAGCACGGAAGTGGTATTCATATCTTGAATCAGGGATAAAAACCAAAAATAACACAATACAGTCTAGAATTCGTTCTAGATTGTATTGTTTATTTCGAATAGTAAGGAGAGTAGCATGAAGAAAGATACCAATGATCAGGCTGATATCATCGAAGCCTTATCAATTGGAGATCATATGTATGTGTGGCATAGGGTCTTCAAGTGCGGATATAAAATTTTCGAGGATATCAATGATCGATATGCAATATTTTGTGATTGTGTAGATAATTTTGATTATGAAATGAACAATAACTTCATAAAGTATTATATGGATCATTTGAAGTATGTAGCTAGCTATAATAATAAAACTTACTATGTTAGTACTAATCGTGCTATAATACGAAATCTGAGAAACGAGAATATTTCACCTACAGACTGTGAAAAGTCTAAGCTCACACAAGAATTAAAGAATTGGAGTAACTAAGATATGGCGAGAAAAGATTTTGTTAAGAAACCAAAGAATAGAGACTTTATGGTACTTCCAGCACTAATCTTTGAAGACGAGCGTTTATCCATCGGAGCAAAAGGATTGTACGCTCAGTTATATTACAGTTCTTCCAGTATCTCTTCATTAGAAGAGCTTACAGAGGTATCTACATCGACGAAAGAAGAGTTAGATACCTTTTTCGACGAACTTATTAAAATTGGTTACATTGTAATCAATAAAAAAGGTGAAGCTGAATTTGCTATTAAGACTCAGAATGAAAAGACTGTCGCTAAAAAGATCGATGAAGCACAGGTTGAAGAGTTTAAGAACACAGTTCAGGAACAGCCTAAGGTTCTTAACGCTTATGAGAAAATGGTTGGTCTTATCAATAGTTATAATTTCAATGAGAAGATCACCAACTTACTAATTCAGTATTTTGAAACTTGGATGAATAGACGTGGAAGATTTGCTGACGCTGATGCGCTTCATGGATATGTAGTTCGAGCTAAGATTAATGATTTAGTAAGTTTTAAGATGAGTGATGATGATATGATAACATGTATTCAGAACTCAATTGACAGAGAATGGTTCAAGTTTGTAGACCAGAGAGTCGGAAATCAGCCTAAGGTAGAACCTAAACAGAAAGTAAATACTTCGTCTCATGCAACTTTTGATAAGACTATGATTTCTAGTGGTTCTTATACAGAAGAAGATATTCAGAAGATTAAAGAACGTGCTGAAGCATTAGACGCAGAAGGTAAGAAAGGAACTTATTAAAATATGGCTAAGATGAAAGATTGTTTTCATAGTAAGGTATGTAAAGCATCTCCGTGCTCAGCATCTTGTGAACGTTACAGATTTTTCAACAATCAGTTGGAGTTGAGTAACCTTCCAAGTATGTACAAGAAACCATTCCAGATTTACCATGTTGACGCAGATGAGGCTCAATATGATGAGTTAAATAAATATAAAGGCGAAGAAGTAGTTAACTTCGTGAGGTCAGGAAAGAGCCTCTATATATGTTCTACAACATGTGGTAATGCTAAAACTACCTGGGCAGCAAAGATAATGCTTCGTTATTTAGATCAGACTTGGAAAGGTAGTTATGATTTTCCAAGAGGGGTATTTGTAAATGTACCAACCTTCTTGTTAGATATTAAGAAGTTTGATGCAATTCCTGAATATATTAACAGAATTAAAGAAGCAGATCTTGTTATATGGGATGACTTAGCATTTGGTAGATTAACTGATTATGAACATGAACAGTTACTTCAGTTTATCGATTTCAGAATTGCTAATGATAAGAGTAATATCTATACAAGCAACATTACAGACTATGAAACTCTGAAAAATCAAATAGGTGGACGACTTGCAAGTAGAATCTTTAATGGTTCAAAAGTCATTGAGTTTAAGTCTGATGACTTTAGAGCTGGAGGAAAATTATGATACAGTTGCAGGCATTGAATTATATCATCAGTAAGAAAGACGTCGACTTCCTTACAAAGTTTGATGATAAGTACTACTTTAACTATAAAGATCAGTACAATTTTATTTTGAAACACTTCAGAACATATAAAAATATTCCTGATGTTGCTTCAGTCCTCGACGCATTTCCTGATTTTACTGCACTTGATGTATCAGAATCACCTACATATCTCGAACGTAGATTATATGAAGAGTATGTCTATAATGACTGTGTAGAAACAATCAACAATAGTGAGACTGAATGGGCAAAGGATGCAGTTAAGACGAAGGATATGATTATTCAAAAACTTCAGTCTATTCAGGAACCTAATAGATCTTATGGTGTAGATATTATTAAAACTGCTCCTACAAGATATGATAGTTTGATTGATAAGTTAACTGATAGAGAAGAGTATATCTTCAGCACTAACCTTACTGAGCTTGATATGATCCTTAATGGTGGATTAAGAAGAGGTGAAGAGTTAGTTGTTATCTATGCTCGTACAAATAATGCAAAAACTTGGATTGCTGAGAAATTAGCAGTTGAAGTTTGGGCTGGTCCAAAGGATAAAAATGGTAAACCTACAGGTAAGGGTGCAAATGTTGGATTCTTCTCACCTGAGATGAGTGCAGAACAAATTGGTTATAGATTCGATACTCTGTTCAAGAATTTCGATAATCATGGAATTACTGGAGCAGATGGAACTTATGACTCTACTAAATATAAGCAGTATGTAAATACTCTTGCAAATAAAGACAGACCTCTTTTCAATGTAGTAACACCGCTTGACTTTCCTGATAAGAGAGTTACAGTTACTGAATTAAGACGTTGGATTGAAGCACTCGATCTTAAGATGATTGTTATTGATGGTCTTACATATCTCACAAATGAGAGAGGTCATAGAGGTAAGAATACAACTGAAAACCTTACTGATATTGCAGAAGATTTAATGCTTCTTAGTATGGAAAAGAAAATTCCTATTGTAGCAGTTATGCAGGCAAACAGAACCGGTGCAAGAGATTCAGATGGTGAAGTAAGTACTGAATCACCTGAGCTTGATACAATTCGTGGTTCTGATGGTATTTCTCATAATGCATCAAGAGCAATCTCTGTATATAAAGCAAAAGATATTGTCAAATTGTATCTTAGCAAAAATAGATATGGTGAGAAAGGACAGCATCTGTTCTATCAGTATGACATTAATACTGGTACATTTACTTATACAGCTAATCCTAAAGATGGTATTGCTATTGATACAAATGCTGATGATAATTTCAGCAATGACGTTGGAGAGGCAATCTAATGAAAGTTGGAGATCTTAATCTCAATACCACTACTCAACAGATAATCGATAAGTTGATATTAGATTGTCGTCAGAGTGGTAATAAGTATTTTTTAAAAGGATATAAGACACTAAACGGATATTTGTCCGTTCAATGTCCATATCATAAATTCGGACAAGAGAATCATCCGTCAGCACAGTTTAGACTAACTGACGGGTTATTCTATTGTTTCGGCTGTAAGGAAACACATAGCCTTGCAGATGTGGTAACTTATTGTCTACAAGTAAACGGGCGATCATGGTTATTAGAGAACTTTGACGGAAGTGCTATTGAAGAGCGCAAAGTCAAATTTAATCTGCCATCGAGAGAAAAGAAGACGGTAGAATTTGTAGACAAAGAGATACTCAAGACGTATAGATTTACACATCCATATATGTTCGAAAGAAAACTTAATTTAGATACTATTCGTAAGTTCGATATTGGATATGATAAGGAGCATGACTGTATCACATTTCCAAATAAAGACGAATTCGGTAATATTCTTTTTATTGCTACACGTAATGTTAAGAATAAATACTTTCATTATCCCGAAGGTGTGGATAAGCCAGTTTATGGATTATATGAAATCTATCGTGAAAGACGTAAAGGCGTAGAAATAAATGAGGTTTATGTATGTGAGTCTATGTTAGATGCACTTGCTATTTGGTCTCATGGTAAATATGCTATTGCGTTGAATGGAACTGGATCTAGTCATCAATATGATCTTATTAAGAAATCAGACTTAAGATATTTAATACTTGCAACAGATAATGATGATGCTGGTAAGAAAGCTAGAGAAAAGTTTCGTAAAAACGTCACCAATAAAATTATTAAAGAAATTGATTATTCATGCTATGGTGACTGTAAAGACATCAATGATATGACAAAGGAGCAATTTCTTTCTGCTAAGATCGTTTAAATAGTTTTCAAAAAATTTAATAAAACTGTTTACATTTATCTAAGATCGTGTTATAATAATACCATAAAATAAAGAAACAATAAACGCAGATTTATTTAAGGAGGTATTGATATGGCAGATCTTAGTTTTTTACAGAAAGAAAAGTTGCATACAGGTTTCGGTGAGAAAATCGTCGATGCAAAGTCTTATGATGATGTTCTTGCACAGGCTGGTCTTAATTGGACTGTTTCTGCACATCCTGTATATACTGAAGTTAATGGTAAGCAGATCGAGGTTCCCGGTTCTAACATTATTGTTAGGGAAGCTGATGAAAAACCTCTCGGTATAGTCTCTGATAAGTATAAGATCGTAAATAATGTAGATGCATTCGCGTTTACTGAATCGATCTATAATTCAAAGGAGATTGAGTTCATCCGTGGTGGATCTTATCGTGGTGGATCTTCTACGTGGCTTGAAGCTAAGATTTCTGGTCAGTATTCTATCCTCGGTGATGAAGTTGATTGTTATCTGATCTTTATGAACTCGCACGATGGCACAGGATCAGTCAAATGTATGATCGTCCCTGAGAGAATTGCGTGCTCAAATGCACTTAATATCCCTTTAAGAGATCAGTCTAGACATTGGAGATGTGTACACTCTGGTGATCCTATGAAGAAGATCGATGAAGCAAGAGAAATTCTTCTTGCAGGTTCTTCTTACATGAAGGCTCTTAACAGAGAATGTGAAGTTCTCCAGTCTATCAAAATTTCTGATGTTCAGGTAATGCAGTTCATCAATCGTCTGTTTCCTATCAATGACGATATGACTGATAAGCAGAAAGAAAATCAGGAATGCAGAAGAGGACAGCTTCTTTCAGTATTTCTTGAGAAAGAAGATTTGTTCGAATTTGGATCTACCGGATACAAGTTCATTTCTGCAGTTGCCGATTACGCAGATCATGTTGAAGGAAGAAATACTAAGAATAGTAACATCAACCGCTACATGTATATTGCTCACGGCAGTGCACTTGTTGATCAGGCTTACACCATGATTTTAATGGCCTAAATAAGAGTTAAAGAACACTCTAGAGAATACAGCTTACGTTCGAAGGAGTGTTCTTAACTGTATAAAAGGACAGAGAAAGATGAAAAATTATTTACAAAACATTATAAAATCAATTTATCAGCAAAAACGTGTATATTTAACTATACTTACAATCGTTGCCTATATAATAATGGTATGTATAGTTAAGGCAGATGCTGAAGCACAAGAGATGACAGAAACTACTAAGAAAATTGCATTTAGTACTGCAGCTAGTGCCGCACAGGAATTAGAAGTTAAACCTATTTCTAATGATTATGAAGATAAGGCAGCATATTATCGTGAACTTTATGGTCCAGACAATACTAATATAGTTGCTGTAAATGGTTATGAGTTCGAAATTATTCCTGGCGCACCTTATTCAGTATATGAAGCAATGGCTAATGGATTAGAAGAGAAATCTGAAATAGTCGAAGTCGAAGAAGAAACTCGTTATAGTGAAAGAGTTGAAGAAGTAAATACTGGAATTCTTCACAATTCAGAAGAAGATCAGTTTATAGAAACTTCAGCTATAAGTGAGGTTGATACTACTGAAGCTGCTTATACTCCAGAAGAGTTAAGATATCATGGTACATTTAGATGGAATGGTTCTAAATGGACATGGTATTCTGAAAAAGTTCTTCCTGGTGGTGGACTTGATATTCCTGGTCGTCATCTCGATGAAGATGGTTTTGTATGTGACGAAGACGGTTATATATGTCTTGCAGCAGATATTGAATATATTTCAAGAGGTACAATAGTTGATACACCTTTTGGTAGACCTGGTAAGATATATGACTGTGGTTGTGCTTACGGAACAATTGATGTTTACGTAGGTTGGTAAAGTACTCTAAGGAGATTGGTTTATGAACCAGTCTCCTTTTGTGTTTAAAAAACTATTTACACAGTAATTATTCTATATTATAATTAAAATAGCCGTTAACTTATAATTGAGTATCTTGGTTTGTAGTTATTGTAGTATTTTTAATAGGAGATGAAATATGGCACACATTACACATGAAATGAACATGCACAACTGTCAGTTATGTCAGTCAGAATGGCTTGGAAGATGTCTTGGCGAACACTATGGAGCTGATGTTAGCGTAGATAATGAGCCATGTAATCATTACAAATTTGCTGGTTCTCCAGAGCGTTTGAAAGAAATTGAAGGAGCAAAATGCGTTTGTAATCCTAGTTAAAACAGTTGTTTCAAAGGAGAAGTTCATGAAATGATAAAAGTTATTGTAGCAGGTTCAAGAGACTATACTAACTTTGAAAAAGTTGAATATGAACTAATGATGTATTTTAAGGCCAATGGACTTCATAGAGCAGATGTAGAAATAGTTAGTGGTTGTGCTAAAGGCGCAGATACACTCGGTATTCAGTTTGCAGAGAAGTATGGTTTAAAGCTTGCTAAGTTTCCTGCAGATTGGAATCAGTACGGAAAAAGAGCCGGATATCTACGTAACGAACAAATGGCTAAGTATGCGGATGTATTATTTGCATTTTGGGATGGTACATCTAAAGGTACCAATCATATGATTAACTTAGCTAGAGACAATAACCTAGATGTACATGTAATAAAGCAGAAGATTTATACTGCTGATGATGAAGAACCTGATTGTGGACGATGTGTACATGTATCAAGTAGTTCATATAGTTTTTGTGCTGAATGCGAAAAAACTGGTTGGCAGCATTATAGAAGGATGGAAGATGCAAATTAATGATAAATTCTCAATAGTTGTTCATAAAGGAACTATTGAAACCAATCTATTATCTGATGATCCAAGTAAATTTGAAATATTTGATAATAAAGATGAACGATTTATACAGTTATTTTCTATTGTAAGTATTTTACGTGATAGAAAAGCTAGTATTGAATATAAAAATACTACCATTAAAAATGCACTTAGAAGGTGTAAAATAACTACAAACGATATACGAGATAGACTTTTATAGGAGGTCAATATGATAACAATTACTTGTTCAAATGGAAACTCTCATAATATGACATTTGAAAAGTTTAATGAATTACGATTATTAGTTGCTGCTTCTTATGGTGAGGATTTTTATGATACTTATGTCGAATATATGAATAAACTAGATAATTTCAATGCGGTATCTATGATTGGTATTATGAATAAACTTATGGACACAGTTAACGATAATCTTGAAGCTTTTGATTATGATCTTACAATGGTCGAGTTCTTAACATCAACTAAAACTTATACACTTGAAGGTAAATACTGTGATATTATTGCTAAGGCAATAGAAAAGACTGAGTTAGGTAATGAGGAAAAAGTTAATCTTCCTACATTATATAAATTCTTTAAGCGTGCTGGTAATAGAAATCTTAGTATTACTTGGAAAACACTTTCAGACTCTATTAAGGAACTTGAGAAAAGTATGTAGTAAAAACTATTTACATCTTAATTATTTCTTATTATAATATCTATACATACAACAAAGGAGCGACATCATGGCAAGAATAATTAACGATGACTATAAATATAAGATTAATGGTAGAAAAGCACCTAGAATTACCATTGATGAGCTTAAGGCTCAAATAAAGAAGACTGCAATGAAACATAATGGTGGTGCTTATCGTGATGACGACGAAGGTGTAACTTATGATGAGTATGCTTTTGTCATTATACATGAAGATCCTACCGTTGAGGCAGATCAGAAATACCACATCTATTTTGAGAATTTCTTTGGAGAAGATAGTGCATTTTGTGATACATTCTCCGGTTTTCATACTCTTGATAATGGTCTTACTTATTATGGTTTCAATGGTGGAGCAGACGGTGACATGGATACGTTTGGTATTCTTTACTATGATGGTAAGAAGATAAGACTTTATTTCCCTACTTATGGAAATTCAATCAATGCTAAATATAAATGTGCACTTTTTAATGAAGGTGAATACGAAATAAAAGGAAAGATATATGACGTTACTGAAGATGATCCTGCTGGAGAATACTGTGCAAAATACGGTCTTGATCCTACTGAAGAAGTTATAAACATTGAGGCCATGAAAAAGGAAATATCTGAACATATAGAAGTAATTTAATTAGTAATAGTACTAATTATAATGACTACATAAAAACTATTTACAAAGCAAACATTTCTTGTTATAATAAATATATCAAATACAGATGGAGGTATTTATTAAATGAAAGCTTATATGTATGCAGAAGGAAATAGTTACTATGTGGTTTATGGTGATCCTGATAGTTTGTTAGGACCTAGTGAAAAGCAGTTCAGCAATAAGAAAGAAGCTGAAACTTTTATGAATAAGCAGAATGAAAAGGAGAACGCTTAATGAAACTCAATCCAATTATCGTAAGTCTACTCGAAACTGATCTTTACAAGTTTTCTATGGGCCAGGCCATCTACCATCAGTTCCCATCCTATAAGACTACTTGGACATTCAAATGTAGAAATAAAGACGTAAAGTTCACTCCGGAAATGGTTCAGGAGATCAAGGACCAGATCAAAGCTTATTGTAATCTTCGATTTGAAGAAGATGAGCTTGAATATCTTGATAATATTCCTTGGTTCAAGGGCAGCTACATCGATTTCCTTAGAATCTGGAAGCCTAGATTTGAAGATTTCGAGATCACTACTGATGCTGATTGTGGACTTGCAATCGAAACTAAGGGAACTTGGTTGAATACTTCTATGTATGAGATCCCTACTCTCGCAATCGTAAATGAAGTTTACTTCAGAATGAATTACGATTATGATCAGCTCATTGAGAGTTTTAAGAGACGTCTTGATGAGAAATTCGAGAATGTAAAACACGGTAAGTGGTACCTTGGAGTATTCTCTGAATTCGGTCTTAGACGTAGACTTTCTGCTGAGGCACAGGAACTTGCAATTCAGAAGTTCAGTCACCTCAATGATACAATGCACAGTGCAAGCCACTTCGTTGGAACTTCTAATGTATATCTTGCTAAGAAGTTCGGTGTAAAGCCTGTCGGTACCATGGCCCACGAGTGGATCATGTGTGTAGGTCAGGGAGATCATAAGCATAATCCGGCATACTCTAACTACTACGCGCTTAGCGCATGGGTTAAGGAATACGGAGTACTTAACGGAACTGCTCTTACTGATGCAATCACTACTGATTGTTTCCTTAGAGATTTTGATCTTACATTCTCTACTCTCTTTAGTGGTGTTCGTCATGACTCTGGTGATCCTATCGAATGGGGTGAGAAGATGATCGCTCACTATCAGAAACTTGGTATTGATCCTAAGACCAAGACACTTCTCTTCTCTGATAGCCTTAACTTCGAAAAGGCAGATAAGATTGTAAGACACTTTAATGGAAAGGCAAAGGTTGCATTCGGTATTGGTACTTACATCGCTAACGATACAGATGTAGAACCTCTCAATATCGTAATGAAGACTACTGCTTGTAACGGTATGGATGTTGCTAAAATCTCTGATGTTGAAGGCAAGGGAATGTGCAAGAATCCTGAATATGTTGAGTATCTTAAGAGATGTATCAACTGGAGACTTACTAATGAGAAGTAAGTAATTATCAATCTACTATTTACTATAGAGGTGCCGTTTACATTTAAGCGGTGCCTCTTTTTCTAGGAGAATACAATATGAAAATTACTAAAATAATAATGCCTAAAACTGATCCTGATGTATTAAGAGAACTTGCTAAAAATCGAATTGAAGAAATACGTAAAGAACCAACATATCAAGAAGTGTTAGATATAAAGAATAAACGAGATAAAATATATGATTATACATATGATGATTTATGTTGGTATAATCCAATATATGCGACGGTATCAATATTCATCGGAATGTTCTTATTAGCTATACCTAGTATTATAGGAAAAATATTTGCTATTATTTTTATTGGTTATGCAATAATGTCTATGATAACGTTATTTTATAGATTTTGGAAGTTACACATATATGATAAAGTAATAGAAACTTATAACGATACTATTAGTGATAGATTACATGAATATATGATATCTGATATATTTGATGACGACGAATATAATTTTATTAATTGTGGTTGTATTATTGATATAGATAATCTTAAGAAATTTATTAACGATGAAAATGTATCATATATAATAACTCATCCAGTCGCTACAAAAGAAAGATATATTGATGAACTAGAACGAAAGGCTGTATTACTATGTAAGATTAAAGATGGTCAAATTATAGATCAAATGGAAATATACAGTTTTAGATATGATTTTGACAGAGAATCTTGGATAATTTCAAATGGAGCCATAGATTTATCTGCAATAGATGAACATTTTTGGGCAGGTGAGACACCTTATTATGAAAAGGAGATATAGTATGGATCAGTTAAGTTGTCCATTCTGTGGAAGCAATAAAGTAAAAATTCAATTTAATGAATCTTATAATCAGATGAAGGCAAGTGGTAGATGTAATAGGTGCCATACACGAGGTCCACTTGTTTCTAAACGAATTGATGGATTTAGTATATCGGTAGAAGAGCATCAAATTATTAGAGAATATTTGAATAAGGAAGCTTTAAGACTTTGGAATAATCGGTTGTAAAAACTATTTACATTATTAAAAATTTAGTTTATAATAAATCCATAATAATTTTTAAGGAGATAAGATGAGACACATAAATAAACTTGCTTTTCCTTTTATAATGATTATTTTATTCATTACTGGCATTCTATCAATTGCTGCATGTGCTACAGATGTTAGTGCTAATCCAAATACTGCATCAGAAGTTATTGCTGAGCCTATCTGCACAACCGTTAATGTAGTTAGTGGCAATAATGTATTTGAGATAGATAAGAATACCGTAACTAAGGAAGAACTTAAGAAGGTCAACCTTGGTAGAAGTAAAAGTATTTATCCTACTATTGTTTTTGATGATGCGGGATTAAGAGTTACTAACTATCAGGATGGTAATGAAATTGATATTGACGCTCTTTACAATGCTATTAAGGCTGCTACACCTAAGTCTACTATTGACGTAATAGACTATAAGTCAATTGATAATGGTCCTTCATCTGAATATGAAAGACTAGTAGAAATTATTAGTCCTTATGTTAATTTTAGCATTCAGTATTCATCTAATCAGTGTATCAATATTTATGATCTAAAAGATTTCATCACAGTTAGTGATAATACCATCACAACTGATTTTACCTCAGATGAGTTTAATGCAAAAGTTGCAGAGATCGTAAAAGAGAAGACTGATAGTTATAATACATACTACAATACATGGGAGTTCAACTCACCAGTTAATGGTCTTGTATATATAAAATCAGCTGAAGATTGCTATTGTATAAGTACTTATGGAAATAGAGTAGATTTTCAGAAAGAATATCTCTATATCAAAGATAAGATTTGCTCACTCAAGTCTGAAACAAATAGAGTACCTATTCTTCTTGTAGATAATGAATCTGAATTTGTAAATAGAGAGGAATTCAAAGAGTATAAACTCGCACATCCATATATGTTTGAAATTCCTAATACATTTATTGAGATATCTATTAAAGATCAATATCTTTGGTATTATGTAGATGGAGAGCTTAAGCTTAAATCTAAAGTAGTTACTGGAAAACTTGATATAACTGATACACCTATAGGTGTATATCAGATTTCTAGTATGTTTCATGGAATTGCATTTGATGGTGGTCTTTCTGGAAAGAACTGGATGCGATTTACTGAGCGCGGACATGGACTTCATGACGCTACTTGGAGACCTGCATCAGATTTTGAAAATCCTGAGACTTATCTTACAAATGGTTCTCATGGATGTATTAACCTTCCACTTGATTTTTCTTATGAATTATACGATGCAGTTGAAGTTGGAACAGTCGTAGTTATTTATTAAGAGGTAAATATATGAAAAAGACTCTGTTTGCAATCATTATTACTTGCTTCTTGTTTTGTTTTTTAACTGGATGCAAAACAACTATAGATACAGATAATCATAATGTATTTTATGATAAATTTGTAGTAATTGAAACTAGAAATAATCCAGAATATGGAACATTATATATAGTATATGACAAAGACACAAAGGTGATGTATTATTATCTTGATTCGATGTATAATCATACCCTATGTCCAGTATATGACACAGATGGTAATATAACAATATATTCAGAAGATCAGTAACAAAGAATTGGAGCTATAGAGCTCCTTTTCTTATAAACTATTTACATAGATCAAAACACATGTTATAATAATCTTATAAAATAATGGAGGTTATTATAGCATGTGGTTTTCTAATAATCAAAACAACAATTCATTTACAACAACTGCTCATATCTATGATGAGGAAGTTTGTAAGTGTAC